GGGAGCATGACCTTGAGTTTGTCCAGCAATGCTTCAGCCGTGGGCGCTTCCGTGGATAGGCCGGGGACGTTGCTATCCGCCACGTACCATACTCGCGCTTCTTCGTCCCACTCGGCTCTTACGGTAAAGGTGATCATGGTTTAAGTATATCCTCAACAGGCCGCTTGTAAATAGTGAAATCTACCGCTCACCCTCGCGCCGTTTTCGGGGGGGGGGGTGGTAATACTACCGTCGCGCCTATCGTTCAACTGGCGTCGATTGTGCCAGGCTGTTGAGCCTACCAGATGGATGACTGTGTCCGGTGCTGGTGGAATATGCGCCCAGCCGGCGCATTCAGTAGATTGCAATGCAACAGCTAGCCAGTCCGTTATCTCTGATACAGACATGGTTTCCAGTATTGCGACTGCTGCGCTCCCTCTTAATCTATCGCCTGCTCGCTTTGGGACTATCGAGAGACTGACTGTTTTGGGAGATGCTGAGGGTCTGGAACCGAATCGCTGCGGCGTTTATTGATCTCGTGCTCAAGCTGCGCCGGGGCGAACTTCGCGTCGTAGGCCGGTGCCGTGGCGTAATGCTCGGCCAAGGCGGTCATGAGTTGCTCTGGCGTGAGTGGTAGTTGTTGTGGCGGAACATTGTTGGAACGAGTGTATTGGCTGTCACCAACATCAGTTTCAAGCCATTGGGCGGAAACCTTTAGGACGCTCGCCATACGCACAAGAAGTGAGCCTGATAATGATTTTGTTCTCCCGCTCTCCAAGTGGTTTATTGCTGACGGCTTGACGCCACAAAGCCTGGCAAGCTCTGATTGGCTTATGCCTTCGGCAATGCGCGAAGTTCTAACTCTGTCTTTAAGTTCCACATCTAAATCGTAGGCTAACAAAAGTTGACTGCGGTAACAGTTTTGCTTGATATTTTCTGTGAGTATGCTCATAATAGGTTCCTATGAAAACACAACAAGCCATTGACTGCTTCGGATCGCGTGGCGAACTTGCCAAGCGGCTCGGTATTGACGTTACCGCTACGTACCACTGGGGCGAGGAAGTTCCAGAGCTTCGCCAGTACCAGATTCAAGTGATTACCTGCGGAAAGTTGATTGCCACACCAGTCATAGAAAAACAGGCCGCTTGATGACTCTCATCGCCATAGCCTTCGGCTTCGCCCTGCTTTTCGTCGCGCTCGGGATGGATTGATATGGCCGACAAGACAGAAATCCGCACAGAGATACCTACCGACGAACTGGCGGTGATTGACGGGTACTGCTCGGCTACCGGGAAGAATCGCACAGACATTATCAGGATGCTCGTCAAGGAGTGGTCTCGGGCTAAACACCATGAAGCCATTTTGATCTGTCGAGTCGCGGGAAACAATCCGATGGCACCGGAAACGGGTCGGTAAGTACTTTCATGTATTCGACAACCAAGGGGAATTGGGTATGACTTTTCTACTTATTGGAATTTGCTGGTTCGCTGCCGGCTGTTGCGTTGCTCGAATCGTGGGCAGCCAGCTATGAACTCCCTCCCTCGCTCCCTGCGAGGTTTGCCAGTGCTCTGTGCTGGCTCTTTTTATTCTTGGCGGATCGCATGATTGACTGGATGCGTCTGCTTCGTGACTTGCGTGGCCTGCACGGCACGCTGACAAACGTGGATCGCCTGATCAATCGGCACAACCCGGCGATGCTCACCAGGCTCGAACGCGGAGACGTGAAAGACCCTAGCTACTCGCTTGGCTCATCACTGATTGATCTGTATCAGAAGAACTTTGACTGCGACCTGCCGCGAGTGGGCGCAATGCAGCAAAAACGGCTTGTATAAAAGGAAAGCCCGGCGCTCTCGGAAGTGTGGCCGGGCTTATTTGAAGCAGCAGTAACTACAGGAGTGATTATGCAACAACATCAGGATTACATCAACTTCTTGCGTGACAAGATCAAGCTGGCGAACTTCGACGGCTTCGAGGTCGAGGATTCGGACGTCAATCCGATTCTGAAACCTCATCAGCGCGAGATCGTTAAATGGGCCGTTCGAGGTGGCAACCGGGCTATTTTTGCCGCTTTCGGTTTGGGCAAAAGTGTGATGCAGATCGAAACCCTGCGCCTGATCAAGAAACACGCCGGCGGAAAGGTTCTTGTTTGTGTTCCTCTCGGTGTGCGCCAGGAGTTCCGCCGTGACGGTGAAATGCTTGGCGTGCATTTCGAGTTCATTCGCCGCGCCGAAGAAATGACCGAAGGCCAGGACTTTTACCTGACGAATTACGAATCAATACGTGACGGAAAGCTTGACCCGCGCATCTTCACCGCGGTCAGTCTCGATGAGGCCAGCGTACTTCGATCCTACGGAAGCAAGACGTATCAGGAGTTCTTGCCGTTGTTCAACGGCGTCAAGTTCAAGTTTGTCGCCACTGCTACACCTTCGCCAAACCGATACAAAGAGCTAATCCACTACTCCGGGTTCCTCGGGATCATGGACACCGGGCAGGCGCTTACACGGTTCTTCCAGCGTGACAGCACGCAAGCAAACAACCTGACACTGTACCCGCACAAGGAAAATGAATTCTGGTACTGGCTGCACTCGTGGGCGATCTTCCTGCAAAAGCCGTCCGATCTCGGATTCTCGGACGAAGGCTACGACCTTCCGCCGATGCAGATTTTCTATCACGAGGTCAATACCGACCATTCGCACGCTGGTTTCGAGAAGGATGGCCAGGGCTTGATGTTCAAGGATGCTGCCCTTGGACTGAAAGAAGCTGCGCATGAGAAGCGCGACAGCATGAGCGTTCGCATCGCCAAGATGATGGAGATTCTGAACGGCGACCCGGACAGCCATTACATCCTCTGGCACGACCTCGAAGCTGAACGTATGGCGATTGAAAAGGCGCTGCCTACCGTCAAGAGTGCCTATGGCTCAATGGATCTGGACTTGCGCGAACAGAGAGTAATCGACTTCTCCGACGGAAAGTTCCAATACCTCGCCACAAAGCCAATCGTCAGCGGTTCAGGCTGCAACTTCCAGCGGCATTGCCACAAAGCGATATTCCTGGGTATTGGCTACAAATTCAACGATTTCATTCAAAGCATACATCGTATTCACCGATTTTTGCAGGTACACGACGTTGAGATTCACATCATCCACTCGGAAGCCGAGCGCGAAGTACTCCGGTCACTTCAAACCAAATGGACACAACACAAAGAGATGGTGGCAAAAATGGGCGAGGTAATCAAAATGCACGGTCTTAACGATCTATCAATGCAGGACATTCTAGCTAGAACCATTGGCGTTGAACGCATCCAGGTTAAAGGCGAGCTATTCACCGTAGCAAATAACGACTGTGTAATCGAGGCACGTATGCAGCCGGATAACAATGTCGATCTGATCGTTACCTCTATCCCGTTCGCCAATCATTACGAATACACCCCGAGTTACAACGACTTCGGCCATACCGAAAGCAATGACCACTTCTGGGACCAGATGGACTTTCTCACACCGGAACTGCTTCGCATCCTGAAGCCAGGCCGGATGTATTGCTGTCACGTCAAGGACCGCATCTTGTTTGGCAACGTGACCGGATCAGGCGCTCCTACGGTATCCCCGTTTCACTGCGAAGCGCTGATGCACGGTCGCAAGCATGGTTTCGATTACATGGGGATGATTACGGTAGTTACTGATGTGGTGCGCGAGAACAACCAGACTTACCGCCTTGGATGGTCGGAGAACTGCAAGGACGGTACTAAGATGGGTGTTGGTAGCCCTGAGTATGTCCTGCTGTTCCGTAAGCCTCAGACAGACCGCACGCGAGGCTATGCCGATGTTCCTGTAACCAAGAGCAAATCCGACTACACCAGGGGCCGTTGGCAGGTTGATGCGCATTCCTTCTGGCGTTCTTCGGGCAATCGTCTATTGACCGCAGAAGACCTCTCCATGATGGGGCCGGACAAGCTGGCCAGAGCCTTCACCGAATACAGCTTGAACAACGTCTATGACTATGAATTCCACGTCAAGATCGGTGAGGATTTAGAGGCTCGCGGCGCCTTGCCTTCGACGTTCATGAGCCTTGCTCCGGGTAGTCATGATGATGATGTGTGGCACAACATTAACCGGATGCTTACCCTCAACACGGCGCAAGCGCACAAGCGCGCCATGCTCCACGTATGCCCTCTCCAGTTCGATATTATCGACCGCCTGATTAACCGCTACAGCAACAAAGATGAACTGGTCTATGACCCATTCTGTGGTCTTGGAAGCGTTCCTTATCGGGCTTTGAAGCTTGGGCGAAAAGGTCAGGGAAGCGAACTCAATACCGGCTATTTCTTCGACTCCGTGCAGTACCTGAAGGCGATGGAGCAAGAGGTTTCAATGCCTGATTTATTTGATGCTATCGAGTTGTCGGAAGCTGCGTGATGAACTTCTATGCCTTCCATATTGGCGACTACGCCAGCGCAACAAGGCACCTATCCTGGGTTGAAGATGCCGCCTATCGGCGCCTGATCGACCTCTACTACATCCATGAAGGCCCGCTTCCCGCTGATCTTCGCCAGGTGTATCGACTGGCTGTTGCCTCCACTGACGAGCAACGCGAAGCAATAGATATTGTCCTTGGTGAATTCTTCACCATGACGGAAAACGGATACCAGCATGACCGTTGCGACTCAGAGATAGCATTCGCAATCGACAAGAAAAACAAGGCTTCGCAGGCAGCACAAACCAAGTGGCGCATTGCTAAGGAGAAGGAAGCCGCAATGCTCGAAGAAAGCGAACGCTATGCAGACGCTATGCGAACGCATGAAATAGATAATGCGAACGCATCAAATCCACCATGCGAAGGCAATGCTCCCAATCCCAATCCCAATCCCATAAGTAAACCTAAACCAACAACCCACGCGACGCCTATCGGCTTCGCTGAGTTTTGGGAAGCATACCCAAAGAAAGTCGGCAAGGGCGCTGCTGAGAAATCATGGAAGCAACAGCGGCCGGATTACGACGAAGCGATAGAAGCAGTCAAGCGGCAGGCTGTCAGCGAACAGTGGAGGAAGTCGGGCGGTCAGTTCATACCGAACCCGGCTACATGGCTTAACCAACGGCGTTGGGAGGATGGTGATACATCACTTTCTTTGGTTGTCGATAACGCACCGAAGCCCGGCGACAAGGCGATGATAAACGGTCACGAACTGACCTACTACGCTGGCCTAGGGTTTGCGCTATGAGCCAACTTCCCTACGGCGGCCGTGAAATCGCAGAGCTTCGCGCCAATCGCCAGAAGCCTGCCGACATGGTGCTGGTTTCGCTTGTCGGGCCGCTACGCGAACTGAATCCGGTAGTGGTGGCGAGGCCAGAGCGGTCCTACGACTGGCGGTTCCTAACCGGGCTTGACGTGCTGATTGTCGCATCCTCAACGACCGATAAAAGCCTCGTCAAACGGGTTGTCGATGCTTTGGCCACAGTCAAACCTGAATACCTTGGCGTCTGGTTCAGCGACAAGCAACAGGGCTTGAACATCGCTTACGGCAGTTGGGTTCTGCGTTCGTCGCGCCGGATGGGATTTGCTGACCGACGCCTTCTGGCTGGAGTCGGGAAATGAACGTCATCAAAGACTTCGACATTGATTTTGACGCTTATCTCAAAGGTCCGGAAGAAGGCGCAAAAGTGCGTCCTGCATCCGACTGGTTGGAAGCAACGCTTGAAGCGTTCAGCAGACCGGCGCACCTGTTTGGCGCTCGCCTTCCCTGGCCGAAGACGCAAACCATAGTCAGGTTGCGCCGCGGTGAGTTCTCGCTTTGGCCTGGAATGAACGGCCATGGCAAGTCGATGATGGTGAACCAAGTCGTCCTGCACCTTATAGACCAAGACGAAAAGGTTTGCATCGTCAGCATGGAAATGAAGCCGCACGAAACCATGCAGCGCATGTGCCGGCAAGCATACGGAACGAATCAGCCAAGCATTTCAGACATCAAAGACCTGCACAAATGGACAGACGGAAAGCTCTGGCTGTACGACCAGCAGGGTCAGGTAAGCCCTGATAGGGTTATCGCAATCAGCCGCTACTGCCACAGCATCGGGATAACGCATGTGGTCATCGACAACCTGCTTTCATGCGGCATCGCAGAGGACGACTACAACGGGCAGAAGGCGTTTGCACTGGCACTCGCTACTCATGCGCACGACACCCGGCAGTCAGTTCATTTGCTCGCGCACTCCCGTAAAGGCAAGGATGAGCTGGCACCCCCCGGAAAGTACGACGTGCGCGGTTCTGCTTCCTTAACCGACCTTTGCGACAACATTTTCACGGTCTATCGCAACAAGAAAAAGGAAAAGGAAATCGAGGAAAAGCGCGGAGACTCTGCCGAATACGACGCGCTGTTAATCGTTGATAAGCACCGTCACGGCGATTGGGAAGGCCGAATACCTCTTTGGTTTGACAGGGTAAGCCAATCCTATCAAGAGAGCTTTGGCGAACAGCCAAGGGCAATGAAACTGATTCCAGACACGCAAGAGGTTGAATTCTGATGGCAGCAGTTACTAAAAAATTCCGCGATAACTACGAATTCTGGATAGCGCGAAAGCTGGACCTTGGCGAATTCACGAGAGACGAAGCCGACGAACTGAAAGCCATGATTCGCCAGGACTTGACCGAAGGACCGGACCAGTTGCGAGAAGGATTGACGGTAATCATTGCGGAAGGAGTGGTCATGCCAGCAACGATTGACGATCACCTTGAACGATATCGCTTGTGGGATGAGTTCTTCGAGGTTGAGTGCGGGGAAATGCGCGATGCAGTCCGGAAGTCAGCAACAGGAATCAACGCCAGAATTCGCGCCTAGCTCGCAGAAGAACAGAGGATGGCCGCATGAATAGCAGAGGAA